AACTACGATGCCAAGCTGAATGCTGCATCGGGTGCAGCGCGTGAGTTTGCTGGTGATGGTATCCTTGATATGCAGTTATCAGATGGCACCTTGGTTGGCAATCACCCCGCTTTCATCAAGGCTTTCGCAGCTATGGCAGACTTCAAGTCTACCGTGACTAGCGAGGACAGCATCGACGGCGCGTCTGCAAATTACAGCATGACACCCAAGCAAGCGCAGGCTGAGATCGACGCAATCATGAACGATAAAACCCATGCGTATTGGGACAGCAAGAATGTAACGGCGCGGCAAAATGCTATCAATCATGTTCAAGAACTGATGAGCATGATCCATGACGTATGAGGAGCGAATTGAACTGCGTTTAGAGTGTCTTAGGATAGCCATTGAGTTTGGCACTCAACGTGATATCATGAATCCAGCCCACATGGCACAGATGTACTATGATTGGGTGGTGCAGGGTAGCGATGAAAGTCGTCCTGCTGACAGCCGGAAAGACGGAGGCCCGACGCCGGCCAAAAAGGCCAGGAGTGTCCGCAAGGGTAGCACACCGCAAATCGCCAAAATGTAACTGTAGTTAGGAGGTAGGCTAATGTCTACACAAGTCACTACGGCATTTGTGCAACAGTATTCTGCAAACGTGCAGATGCTTTCACAGCAGATGGGTTCTCGTCTGCGTGATGCGGTTCGCGTTGAGAATGTTGTTGGTAAAAATGCCTTTATCGACCAGATCGGTTCGGCTACTGCTGCCTTGCGCACCAGCCGCCATGCCGATACCCCCCAGATGGACACACCCCATGATCGGCGTCGTCTGAGCCTTGCGGACTATGAGTACGCAGATCTCGTAGACGACCAGGACAAGGTGCGTATGCTCATTGACCCGACTTCTTCCTATGCACGTGCTGCTGCCGCAGCAATGGGTCGTGCTATGGATGATGTCATCATTACTGCCGCAACCGGCACCGCCAACACTGGCGAAACTGGTTCTGGTAGCGCAGACCTTGACGCAACAGCAAACTCGGTAGGTTCGTCCTCGTCTAACGATGGACTGACTCTTGCCAAGTTGCGTGAAGCAAAGCGCAAGATGGATCTCAACGATGTTGATCCGTCAATCCCGCGTTATATCGCGGTAGGCCCAAAGCAGATTGAAGACCTACTTGGCGACACTACTGTCACCAGCAGTGACTTCAACACTGTGAAGGCTCTCGTCCAAGGTGAACTGGATACCTTTATGGGCTTCCAATTCATCATGTCCAACCGTCTGTCCGTGGACTCTAACGATATTCGTAAGTGTTTCGCTTGGGCAGAGGACGGTCTGACTCTCGGCATCGGCAAAGACATCAGCGCACGCATTGATGAACGCGCCGACAAGGGATATGCAACTCAGGTCTACTATTGCATGAGCATCGGATCGGTGCGCATGGAAGAGGACAAAGTTGTTCAGATCTTCTGTGATGAAACCCCTGACTAAGAGGAGAGGTAAGCTATGACGACGAAAAACTCGACTCTGGTTGCTAACTTTGAAGCATCCCCGCAGGTATCCAGTGACGCACATGAGCTTCACGGTGTACTGCGCGTTGCACAGGGTACAATCGCCTTGGCGGCTGGTGACAGCACTGACGATGATATCGTAATGCTGACACCGCTGCCTTCCAATGCGTCTATCACTGCACTGCAAGTTGCAGCCGATGGCCTTGGCGGAAGCTGTACCTTCAACGTGGGCCTGTATCAGACTGACGGAACTGTCGTAGATGAAGATTTCTACGCCACCTCTGTTGCTGACGGTACAACGGCGGTTGCAGATCTGCGCACCGAAGCTGCTGATATTAATACTATCGGCGCACAGCTTTGGGAAAACGCAGGGGCATCGTCTGACCCAGGCGGTTACTACTATGTAGCGGCAACCTTCAATGCAACTGGTGGAACTGGCGGCGATATGTCGTTCATCATTCACTACGTTGTGAACTAACATTGAGGGGGCGGTGCGCCGCCCCTTCTTTTCATTGAGAGGTGTGCGATGCCGTCTGTCGTTGATATCTGTAACGAAGCTATGGATTTGCTGGGTGCAGCAACCATTACATCACTCACCGAAAACTCAAAAGAAGCGCGGCTGTGTAACAGGCGCTTTGATACAGTAAGAGATACTGTCCTACGCTCCCACAATTGGAATTGTGCTATTACAAGGGCAACCCTTGCACAAGATGCTGTTGCGCCATCTTTTGGATTTACACATCAATATGCGTTGCCAACTGATCCTTTCTGTTTGCGTGTCATTTCCTTTTGGAATGCAGAGGTAAACAATGAGGTGGCGGCTTATAACAGTAATAAAATGTTTAAAATTGAAGGTCGCAAAGTGCTTTCCAATGAAAGCTCATGCAGCATCATTTACATATCTAGGGTCACTGATACAGAGACTTTGGATAGTCTTTGTTCAAGCGTCATAGCGCATAGATTAGCCAGTGAAACTGCGTATGCGATTACTGGCAGCAATAGTGTTGCTCAAGTTACATTTCAATTATACCAGCAACGTCTCAATGAAGCGCGTGGCATGGACGCCGTGGAAGGTTACCCAGAGAGAATTGAAGCTGACGAGTTCATAGATGTAAGGCTCTAACATGGCGCGTGTTTCCACTATTATAACTAACTTTCGCGCTGGAGAGTTTTCGCCCCGCCTAGAAGGTCGAATTGATCTACAGAAATACAACGAGGCGGCAAAAGAACTAACCAACATGGTAAGTTTTCCGCAGGGTGGCATCACACGCCGCCCTGGTTCGTATTACGCGGGTGCCTCAAAAGATGGCGGCAAAATCAGGCTAATCAACTTTGAGTTCAGTGACGAGCAAGCGTATGTGCTTGAGTTTGGTGCCAACTACATTCGTTTTTACAAAGATGGCGGCATCCTCACAGAAGCTACTACGGCAATCACAGCGGCGACCAAGGCCAATCCTGTGGTCGTAACAGCGGCATCACATGGTCTAAGCAACGGTGACAGAGTGTTTATTGGCAGTGTCACTGGCATGACGCAGCTAAACAATCGTGAGTTTACGGTGGCTAACAAGACCACCAACACGTTTGAGTTGTCTGGTATCGACGGCACAGGCTTTGATACATATAGCAGCGGTGGCACTGTAGGTAAAATTGTTGAAGTAACTACCACCTATTCAGTCACAGAAATCTTTGAGTTGAACCATGTGCAGTCTGCGGATGTGTTGTTTATTGCTCACAAAGACCATGAGCCGGCCAAGCTGACGCGCACAACAGCAACTAGCTTTACGCTGGCCGATATAGATTTCATCGACGGCCCATATCTAGACGAAAACACGACGACAACCACTATCTATGCGTCAGCTAACACTGGTAGTGGGATCACTTTAACGGCATCTGCGAGTGTATTTGCATCTGCTGATGTGGGACGTTTGGTTAGATTGCGTGAGGTTATTGAGGTTCAACACGATGCATGGACGGCAAGCACCAGTTATGCGCAAAATGATTTAGTTCGGTTTGGCGATAATGTTTATAAAAAAACAGATAGTGGCTCAGATACTTCTGGGGCTACACCGCCGGTTCATCTTTCTGGCTCTGAAACATACGGTGCTATCACTTGGGAATTTCAGCATAGCGGCTCTGGTTTTTTAGAAATCACAGGCTTTACTAGCGCGACACAAGTCACAGCCACTTTCAAAAATTCAACTGGAGTTTTGCCGGCTAGTGTTGTTGGCAGTGGCACGCCGACAACTCGTTGGTCTTTGGGTGCTTTTGGGGGAGATCAAAAGTTTCCCAAGGCTGTAGCATTCTATGAAGAGCGTCTGTACTTTGCTGGCACTACAGGCCAGCCACAGACTATCTTTGGCTCCAAAAGTGCTGACTTTGAGAACCACACACCAGGCACTGCCGATGACGACGCAATCAACATCACTATTGCGTCAGATCGCGTCAACGTCATCAAGCATTTGCTTCCTGGGCGATTCCTGCAAATTTTGACCACCAGCTCTGAGTTTACGCTGTCAGGTGGCACAGGGGCGCAACCCGTTACTCCTACAAACGTCAACGTCTTGCGTGAAACCACTTTTGGCTCGTCTGATGTGCGGCCCTTGCGTGCTGGGAACAGTACCATCCTAATCCAGAAGGGCAGTGAGCGTGTTAAAGAGATTACGTTCGATTTGGATACAGACGGTTTGCTCGGCGTGGATCTGACCATTTTAGCCGAGCATGTGGCTAATGGTGGCCTTACAGATATGGTTTGGCAGCAAGAGCCAGAACTTATCCTTTGGTTTGTCCACAGTGACGGCACCCTTGTGGGCCTGACCTATGACCGCGCTAATGGCGCTGTAGGCTGGCACCAGCACCCATTAGGCGATAGTGGCGTGGTAGAGAGCATCACAGCTATCCCCAGCGGTGCAGAAGATCAGGTGTATGTATCTGTGAAGAGAACAATCAACAGTTCTACCGTGCGCCACATTTGCTATCTCAAGCCGATTGATTTTGGGTCTGATATTGAGGATGCGTTTTTTGTTGATAGTGGGCTGACTTATACAGGCTCTGACACAACTAGCATTACAGGTCTAAACCATCTGGAAGGCGAAACTGTGCAAATTTTAGCAGACGGCTCGACACATCCAGACAAAACTGTTTCTGGGGGGAAGATCACCCTAGAGCGTTCCGCTGGTAAGGTGCATGTAGGATATAACTACAACTCATTTGTTGAAACGCTGCGTTTGGAAGCGGGTGCCGACGACGGCATTTCACAGGGCAAGATAAAGCGCATTCATGGCGTGACTGCACGTTTTTTAAATAGCGTAGGTGCAGAGGTCGGGCCCGACACCAGCAGTCTTGATCGGATACCGTTTCGTGATAGTAGCATGGCAATGGATACGGCCGTGCCTATGTTTACAGGCGACAAAGAGATTTCGTTTCCATCAGGTTACGATAATGATGCGCGGGTGGTGGTGCAACAGTCTCAGCCACTGCCCATGACTATTCTTGCAATCATGAGAAGGTCTAACACGTTTGATGCTTAGATTTTTGCCATTTGCGCGAGAGCATGTGCAGCATATTAAATTGATGTTCGATCTTTCTGAAGCGGGGCGACAAGCATTAGTTGAGCATAAGGATATTAGAGGCTACACACTTTTTGAGGAAGATGTTGTGCTTGGCATAGGCGGTGTACACAACATATGGAAGGGCGTAGGTGAAGCGTGGCTGCTTTTAGGCAAGGAAGCGTTTGCGCGGCCCAGAACTGTAGCGCGGCACACAGTCAATATGTTTGATCACATGCAGGAAGAGTATAAGTACCAGCGCATCCAGGCCAGCATCGCAGTAAAGGATGCAAAGGCCAAGAGGTTCGCAGAATGGCTTGGTTTTCAAAATGAGGGTATAATGAGAAAATATGGGCCTGATGGCTCAGATTACTATCGTTATGCAAGGGTGATGTAATGCCAGATCCAATGATGATTGCAGCAGGAGCTTCAGCGGCCAGCGCATTTCTTGGGTTCAAGGGCAACCAGGCATCCGCGCGTGCAGCACGCCAGACGGCTGAATACAACGCACAGGTGCGTGAAAACGAAGCTGTTTTGTTGCAGCGTGCTAAGAATGATCAAGAAGCCAATTTGCGCCGTGCAAATGATCGTTTGGCCGCTTCACAGACTGTGGCTACTGCCGCGTCTGGTATTGAGATGTCAGGCAGTCCATATCAGGCGTTGGCTGAAAGCTACTTTGCTATGGAGCGTGATGCACTGCGCATCCAGTACGCATCTGATATTGAACAAGCTAATGCTATGGCAGAAGCAGCTATGAGTCGCGCAACTGGCGCAGCACGCGCGTCCAGCTTTAGAACAGCTTCATATGTCAGCTTGCTCAATGGCGCTAGTTCGATGGCCGGTATGCAGCAGCAGCAAGATTTCTTTGAGTTGCAACAACAGTACAGACAGAAAACATTAGCGAGTTAGAGATGCCAAAGATCCCGCTTTATGCACGAGGCCAAGGAAGCGCAGTAGAACTCGCCACAGGGCGTCTTGGCCCCGCAGCGCCTACTGGTGCCTTTGAAGCGCCTGGACAGGCTCTGGTGCGTGCTGGCGAGGCTGTGGGCAGGGCTGGCACTGACTATGCCAAGAACGCTACGCAGTTTGAGAACGCACGCAACAAGCTGGAGTTTGACTTCCAGATGCAGCGTAAGAACGAGCAAACTAAAACTTTGACTAACCAGTTTGTTACTCAAGCATACGAGGAATCAGACACATACACTCTCAACAACCAGATTTCTGATCAAGACAAGGCTGTGTCAGGTCTTGTGTCCGCTGTCCAAAATCCGATCATTACAAAGATCGACACGATGGACATTACGGACTCGCAGAAAACTAGCATCAAAGACGCCGTTCTAAAGCAGATGAACTTTAAGGTGGCTGATGCCAAGAAACAAGCGTTCCGGCTTGCTACCATTGAAGGTGCGCAGTCAAAAGACGACATATTATCAACCTTGCTCATTGATAGTTCTACATCTAGTGAATACGACGATGTTCTTGGATTTTTGAGTAAGGGCGAAAGCATCATTAAAGATGCGCGGACATCCGGCCAAACGCTTAGTTATTCATCAAATGGGTTCAAGCAAGAGGCTCTACGCAGGTTTTATGGGAATGGCACTGCGAATGCAGACAGTTTTTCCTCTCTCAACAGGCAAAAGGAAGCCATCGAAAAAGATAATCTTCTTAACGCTAGTAGTAAGCAAACCCTTCTCTCTAACATATCTGCAAGAGAAACAGAGTTACAGCAAGACATACAAGACAACATTCTTGGCACGCTGCTTACTGCGAATTTGTCAGCCGAAGAAGCAGAGAGGGCTTTGAGTCAACTGCGCGAAGATAACACTCAAATGATTTACATTACGCGTGATGATGGGCAAGACGACATCGTCATCGACTACGCTGGTGCCGGTAACAAATTCCTTACAGGTGTGGCTAGTAAGTTTGAGCAACAGTACAAAACACTGAAAGCGCAAGCGAACAAGGATTTGATTGATGAGATTTACCCTAAAATTGCGGGTATGGATCGTGACGATCTCAATGATCTCAAAAGTGAAGCAGAGACGCTAACTGGCAGATTTTCCGGGACAGACCGCACTGTAGCTCAAATACTGCTTGGCGATGTGAACCGGCGTCTTGAAATAATGGACGCAGAGCTTTCTGCCGAAATCAAGGCAGACACTGATGCAATCGAAACCAAGATAGTCAGTGGTGGCGGTGTCATTGATGAGTCAACGCAGAGTATGATTGATAGCGTTAATACAAGATTGCAGCTACTCAGCCCAGAAAATGAAGCGCCTCGACAGGCGTTTAACGAAACAATGGATGGCCTAAGACAAGCCGGCGTTTTGTATTCATCTGTAAAGTATGGCAGTCCTGCCGATCTTGCCGCAGTTAGGAGATCAATCAGGGACGAGATGAGTGCCGCTGATACGCCAGAGGCAGTGCGTGTTATTGAAACAAAGCGCAAGCATTTCGAGGCTATGGTAGGTGCAAGGGGGGCGCAGCTTCAGAACGACCCTGTAAAGTTTATTCAAGAAGATCGTGCAGATCAAAACTTGGAAGCGGCCAGCACTGCGGAACTTATTGCTTTGCAACGCAAAATGGGCATTGCCGATGTAGACATCCGTGTTGCATCTAACGCTCAGATTGAGGCTTTCCAAGGCCAGTTTAAAGATCCTAGCCTATCCTACAGTGACAAATCTAAGCTTGGCATATCGTTCATCACATCGTTTGGCGTTGAGAACGAGGGCCGCGTGATGCGCAATCTAATGAACCAAGGCGTCCTGACGCTGGCCGATACATGGATTATTGCCAACCCCGGCAATGCTGGTGGCTTTGATATTGAAGCTGCAAACCGTCCCGGCATTGTGAAAGAACTAAAGGCCGCTATCGGCACCTCTAGGTACAATGAAATCATGCAAGAGGTCATGGTTCAGAACGCTGAGTATTCCGGCAGCATCGTGGGCGGTGCCTCTGATAGCTTTGTGTCTCGCGGTGCCACTGGCTCTCGTATGCTGCATGTGACAGCTATGAATACCATGATCCAAAACACTGCTGCTTACTACATGAGTACAGGTGAAGAAGACATATCTGCGGCAGTCGAAAAGGCCGTTAATACTGTTGTGAACAGTCAGTTTGCTTTCGATGAGGTCAATGGCAAGCCATTCAGAATGTTAAAAGGACTAGAGAGCATGTCGTCAGAGATCGGGGATGTTTTGCAATTCTATGTGGATGATGATCAAATTAGAGATCAAATCGTCGGGTTTGCAGAAATTCCTCCAACTGGCGATCCCAGCATTAATGCAAAACAAAAGTACAAAGAAGATTTGGCTGGAGCGTATTGGGTCACGACATCCGATCACAAAAGCGTGTACTTAGTCGATCAGACCGGCAACATGGTAAAGCGCCGGATTGACCCTGGCCCTACAGCTATCTCGCCTTCTGAGGCGTTTGTGACAATTAAACTGTCTGACTTGGTGCCTGTTATCAAAAGTATTGAAAGCGTCACTAATTTGCTTGGCGGGTCACAAAATCAAGATAAAGGCATTATGAGAAGGGCGTTTAAGTAGTGGTAGACTTCTACGTTCCAGAACAACAGTACGACCAAAGTGCTTTTGATAGCTATTTTGATATATCGAAGGCCGGCACCCTTGATGTGCTTGGCGCTACGCTGGACGAGACGCTGTACTATAATCCTCTTAGCGCACTTAATCGCACGTTTGATCAGTATTTAGGCCCAGGTGCCAACGGCAAGCGTCTATCTACTGACGAGTATCGTGATAGCCAATACTACCGTGAAGGCATTGAGGTAGATGAGAACGGCATCACTGAAGGCTTGGCTAAATTATTTGCAGAACGCCATGATCGTCGCGCTAACTTTAGGTTTACCTTAAATAGGTCACGCGGAGGCTTTGGCCTCGGTGCAGCGCAGTTTGGCACCATGCTGGCGGGTTCTGTTCTTGACCCACTGAACGTGGCATCAGCTTTCATCCCGGCTATTGGTCAGGCGCGTATGGCTACGATGGCCGCTAGATTTGGCAAAAGTGGTAGCAGATTGATGGCGGGTGCCATAGACGGCGCTGTAGGCGCGGTTGCGATTGAGCCATTTGTTATTGGTCAGGCGTATCTTGAGCAAGATGCTGACTACGGCCTGATGGACAGTTTCTTAAATGTCACTTTCGGATCTATTCTGGGTGGCGGCTTGCATGTCGGCTTTGGCAAGATTTCGGATAGGATCGAAAAAAGCGCAGTTAGCCAAGAGGCTTTGGCGCGTGCAGTAGCGCAAGCAGTGACTGACCAGCCTATCACGGCAGGTCGTCTTGTTGAACAGCAAGAAGCTGCATTAGATGCAGACATCATCGCTAAGGCAAACGAAAGGCTGGCGAAAGATCGGTCTGTGAGGGGTGTTGAGCGTAGGTTTGACCCCGAAACTGGAGACATGATTGAGGAGTCGGTAATTCGCTTAGAGGAGCCGCCGGCAGAGCCTCGTCGCAAGGGTAAAGCCAGACCGCCAAGGTTGCGTGCAGAGGAGCCAAAAACGCTTATCCAGTTTATCAGGGCTAAGGGTGGTATTGACCCAGAAAGTCAGGGTGCCGCTGATCTCAAAGAGGTAATACCTGCGACGAAGGCTGGCAAATTCTATGTAAGCGCCGCAAAGGGTGGCAGATCTGTAGACGATATGCTTACTGCCGCTCGTGAGGAGGGATACCTGCCGCCGGAGATTGAAGGTGTGCCGGATGAAATCGGCATCAACGATCTTATTGACGCGGTGCGTGAGGATAAGGGCGGCAATAAACAGTATTCTGCGGCAGATCAGGAAGCTGTAGATGCTTTCCGCGCAGCGCAAGACACGCAAGATTTTCTAAATCGTCGTGGGATTGACCCTACTGGCATGACGGATGAAGAGCTTGATCGTGTCATCGCAGATAGCGAGTTGCTGGAGTACAACCAAAACGCAAGTGTTGGTGAGGTTAGGCGTGACGTTGAGCCGTCTTCACTAGAGGGTTCGCCGCTCACACAGCAAGAGTCTCTAAACGCTCAGAATGAGGCGCAGATACAAAACTACAATCTTGGCGTCGATGCTGATCAAAAACCCAAGCTGGATGAGATGGACGAAGCTGGCATGGATCTCACCATTCAAGAGTTTCAAGACACTGTTGATGAGATTGCCTTGCTTGAGCAAGACATTGAGACGTTGCGTGCTGACATAGATATTCCTGCTGATATGGAGGAAGATATAAGGATTGCAGACGAAGGCATGCGCCGTGCATCAGAGTATATGGAAGAAGCAGCAAGAACGGCAGCAGTCTGCGTCAACAGAAATGGCAGAGGTGTGGCATGAGCATCAAGGTTTGCGCGGCAGAACTACGCAAGATTGCTCAAGACAAAGATATCGCAGTCGCACAGGATGAGATTGATTCCATCCTAAAGATTATGCAGGACAAGATTGATCGTCGTGGCGGTGTGTACGGCGACAGTGAACTTGGTGAACTTATCCAAGAAGCGAAAGATCTTGCTCAAAGGGCAAAGATTGAAGCTGCAATACAGAAGCGCAATCGCCTGATCAATGCTCGTGCTTACGCTACAGTTATGACTGCGCTGCGTCAGGAGCCTAACGACCCTGGCAAGGCTTTGTCTGCCATACTGGTGGGGGACGCTAGGCGTGGGCTGTACAGCGTAGATGCAAAGCAGCGTTCTATCTTCCTAGATCACAGCGGCGCTTTGGTAGCCGAGTTGAAGCGCAACGATTTGCTAGACATCTTCCGCTCTAACGAGCTTGACGAAAAGATCTATCAAGAGATGTTTGACGGCCTCGGCACCAGTGGCAGCGTAGAGGCAAGGCAGATTGCTGAAGCTATCAAAAAGGTGCAAAAGCGGCTGCTTGACCGTAAGAACCGCAACGGCGCAAACATTGGTGAGCTTGAGAACTATGTTGTTCGTCAGCACCATGATCCTCTTTTGATACGCGGCAAAGGCACAGAAGAAGACAAGCAAGAGTGGATTACTTTCGTGTCCGAGAATATGGACATCGAAAGGACACTCGCTAACAAGCCAGACGACATGACAGAGGTAGAGTTTCTTGGCTCTATGTATGACAACCTCGTTAGCGGTAATCACATGAAAGCTGATGGCGTCGGTGGTGTTGGGGGTGCGCAACCAGAGTTTAAGGGGCCGATGAACCTTGCCAAGCGTCTTAGTGCGCAACGCATTATCCATTTCAAGAACGGTCAGTCTGCACTGGCGTATGCTAACAAGTATAGCCGCATGAAACTGTCAGAGGCCGTGTATCAAGGCATTTCGCATGATGCACAGGCTATCGGATTGCTTGAGACTTTTGGCACAAACCCAAAGGCAATGTTTGACAAGATTGTGTCAGAGATTAAGCCAAAGGGAGTGGCAAAGCCCATCAAAGAAGGCAGGTTGCGCAATCAGTTTGCAGAACTTGACGGAACTACCCGCGCTTTGGGTGCTACTCAGCCTATTCTAAACACTAGTGTCACCTACGCCGGCATCGCCGCTGGCTTTCGTATGGTGCAATCTATGGCAAAGTTGGGGTTTGCGACGATCTCGTCATTTTCTGACATTGCTACCAAGGCGGCATTCATCAATGCCAACACACAGCGCAACGTATTCGGCTCTTACGCTGTAGCCTTGCGTGATACGTTTCGTATGTTCAACAGTGATGAGCAAAAAGAACTGGCATACCTGCTTAGCGTGGGTGTCGAGAACGAGTTGGCTGACGTTCATGCTAGGTTTGGCGCTAATGACAGCGGCCCCGGCATGATATCCAAAGCGCATCAGTTATATTTTAAGCTAAACGGCATGCAGTGGTGGAACAGCACCCAAAAGGTCGGGATTGCTCGTATGCTTTCGGCTGATCTCGCCAACTATTCCAGCAAAGCCTTTGATCAGATACCTGCGGAAACCCGCAGACTGCTTAGTCTGTATAACATAAACGAAGCTGAATGGTTGTTGTTCCGTGGCATGGATATGAAAGCTGTTGATGGACGCAACTATTTGGTGCCAGACATTGCTGATGAGATCCCTGTTGAAAAGATTGACCCCCTGATTGCAGAGCGTACAGGTCAGCTTGACGTAACAGACAAAATGCGTCAGCAGTTTCGTGATGATCTGCGCAGTAGGATTGCGGCATATTACGCAGACAGTGCAGATGTGGCGATCCCAACGCCGGGTGCCAGAGAGCGTGCAATTATGAACCAAGGGTTGCCGCGCGGCACGGTGGCTGGCGAAGCAATTCGCATGATTATGCAGCTAAAAGGCTTTCCGATTACTTATGTGACCAAGGGCATGGGCCGGCAAAAGGCCATGTCAGGCTACTATGGTATCGCCAAAATGATGGTAGGCACCACGATGATGGGCTACCTGTCCGTATCACTCAAAGACATTCTCAAGGGCAAAGAGCCTATGGAGGTCTTTAGCGACGACTACACTCTGAACAAAGAGCTTTTGTTCCGTGCGTTTACGCAAGGTGGCGGCGCTGGAATATATGGTGACTTTATCTTTGGCGAGTTCAACAGGTATGGACAAGGCCCATTGGAAACGCTTGCTGGCCCTACCTTTGGAACAGCGGCAGATGTGCTAAAAATCTACGGCAAATTTAAAAGCGGTGATGATGCAGCGGCAGAAACCGTCAGATTGGCTGCACGCAACGTTCCTGGTGCAAACCTGTTCTATGCAAAACTAGCTATAGACTACCTGTTCATGTACGAGCTTACAGAGTTTGCAAACCCAGGCTATTTCAAGCGCATGGAACGTCGCATGAAAAAGGACACAGGGCAGGAGTTTTACTTCCCGCCATCGCAGTATGTACGCTAGGGCCGAAATAAGGTATAAATACCTCAAGGAGCAAAGACATGACGGTTAGCAGCACCACCACAAAAAGTTCGCATTCGGGCGATGGTTCTCTCGACACCTTTGCCTATGCCTTCAGAATCTTTGCAGACGATGATTTGGTCGTCATCATTCGCACCAACTCAACTGGTGCTGAAACTACCAAAACTAAGACAACGCATTATACTGTCACAGGTGTTGGCAGTGCGTCGGGTGGCAACGTCGTGTTTACCAGCGGCAATATTCCGACATCAGGCGAAACTGTTGTTATCAAGAGAAGTTTAACTCTCACACAAGCTACCGATTATGTGGCTAATGACCCTTTCCCTGCCGATAGTCACGAGGATGCGCTTGATCGTTTGACCATGATTGCGCAACAGCAACAAGAGGTTTTCGACCGTGCTGTTGTTTTGCCGGAAACTGACACAGCATCTACAACAATTCCAAACTCTGTAGATCGTGCAAGCAAATATCTAGCTTTTAATTCAAGCGGAGATTTCATAGCGACAGCAGGCACGGCTGATGTAACTCCTATTAGCTCTGCTATGACACCTGTAGTTGGTGGCTCTACTCTTGCAAATGCTCGCACTGAATTTTTCAGCGGCACCAACTTATCGTTTGATGGCTCTGGCAACGTCAAAAGCACTAATGTAGTTGCAGACGTACTTCAGCTTGATGACGACGATGACAGCAACTCTATTAAGCTCCAAGCGCCTTCAGCAGTTACTACGACGACAACCTTCACCCTGCCAAATGGTGATGGTGATAGTGGTCAGACGTTAATTACAAACGGCAGTGGCGTACTTTCTTTTGCAGAGCCATACGGGAACCGCAATCTAATTATTAATGGCGCAATGAAAGTTGCTCAACGCGGCACAACCAGCACTGCTACTGGTTATAAAAGCGTAGATCGTTTTACTCTAAGCATGACCAATTTTGATAACGCCGCTATCACGCAAGCTCAATCAAGCCTTGCGCCAACTGGCTTTTCTAAGTCATATCGCATTGATTGCACAACTATCGAAACCGCATTAGCGGCAGATGAATTTGCAAATGTATCACAGGTAATTGAAGCGCAAAATCTACAGCATATTCAAAATGGAAGCTCCGGTGCAAAATCTCTGACATTGTCTTTTTATGTTAAAAGCAACAAAACAGGCACTTATGGTGTAAATCTTTATAAACCAGATAGTACAGCAAGACAGATTACGGCTACTTATGCAATTAGCTCTGCTGATACTTGGGAGTTTAAAACAATTACATTCGCTGGTGATACTGCTGGCGGCGGTATTACTGATGATACTGGCGCTGGCATTCATGTGTATTGGCATTTAGCGGCTGGATCAAACTTTACAAGCTCAGATAGTACATCATGGGGCAACTATGCAGATGCTGGATTTGCATTTGGTCATGCCGTAAACATCTTTGACAACACTGCAAATGATTGGGCTGTAACAGGCGTCCAGCTTGAGGTTGGTACGGTTGCCACGCCGTTTGAGCATCGTTCGTTTGGCGATGAGTTGGCTAGGTGCCAGAGATACTTTGAATCAGTTCGAGCCTATTTTGAAGGCGGAACAGATGCAGGCGGCAGAGATCAGGCTGTTGGCGTTAAATTTTCCGTAGAAAAAAGAGCAGCACCGACGGTAACAAGAACAAACATATCGACTTTTAATATTGCTTCTCATCAAACCGCTGCTGCATTAGACACTGCCGGCGCATTTACTAGAAACCGCACTACTAGCTCAGGCGGAACCACTTTCCACGATCAACTAGATTGCGATTCGGAGTTGTAGTTATGAATATTACCAACGCCAAATATATCGACGACATCACTGGCAAACAGCATGAGTTTATCAAAGCAACCATTGACGGCGAACAGATGGTTGTCCCATTAGACGACAACAATCGCCACTATGAAGAAATCATGCGACAAGTCGCCGCTAGTACACTAACCATTGCAGACGCAGACTGAGGAGCTTTTAAATGGCTACATCACTTGCAAAAGACCAAACCAACTTTCACCCAATTCAAGCTCTTGCCCCTGGTACAACACAGACCATCACTACCAGCGGATCAAGTGCCGCAATCAGCAGTGCCTTTGCTGTTGGGACTACTGTAGTGCGAATTGTGGCAACCAAAGACTGCCACATCACGTTTGGTGCATCGCCGACAGCTACGACATCCTTGCCATTCATGCCTGCTAATCAAGTTGAATACTTCAAAGTTACTGCCGGCCAGAAGTGTGCAGCCATTCAAAACGCAGAGGCTGGCACAGTCTTTGTAACTGAGATGTCGTAATGCTCGGCGGCGTTGGCAACATAGGCACTATGAGTGCCAGACGGCGTGTCATTGCTGCTGCCGGTGGCGGTGGCATAAGTCGCTCTGGAACCGCTGATAGCGATCATGTCCACACTATAAGTGGCTTAAACACGCTGTTTATGATTCCAGAGATACATTATATACAGCAAAGTGTTAACGATAATGCAGAGAACTATTCCGTAAAGGATATTTTGTTTACTTCTGGCAGTAATGCTACTCATACTTTTTATCTTGCAACAAAAGGCAAATCAAATCACCAAACTTTTAATAATGATCTCTGCGTTGGTGCGATACAAATTCACACTAACAGTGAAGTGGTTTTCGCTGGTGGCGCTGAAAATGTAAGTGGAATATTTTCCACGCCAAGCGATGATGTTTCTAATACTGATCCCACAGGACTTACCTTTGGTGCGGTAGGCACAAGTGGATCAGGCGCTACATGGCATGTAAAGAGCAGCACTGGTAGCAGTGGAACTGGTGCAGCAGATTCAATTGCAACAACCTTCCAAAGCACTTCTAATCCATTGCCTAACGCTGGTGAAGAAAATATTGCACAGGCTGCTAGTACAAACTTTTTATATTCTGAAGCAACTGGCTTAGCCCTTAATAATTTTATATACCTAAAATTTTCTGCAAACCTTGCAACAAACACAGCCCATAGATTTGTTTTTGCTTATAATTTTGGCACTACTCCCTCAGACACTGGTGATGACAAAGACGATAATGTTGGGCTTTTCATAGAAAACTAATGAGCAAACCAACAGCCGCATCTGTACAGGCACAGATAGACACACATGAGGCGGTCTGTGCTGAACGCTGGAAGGAAACTATCCTGCGTATTAAACGAATTGAACACATTATGATTGGCACTGCTGGCACAACAATCCTGTTGCTTATTGGGATTATTGTTAATGGATGATCCATGTGTTCTTACTGTTTGTATATGTAGGTGTTGGTGAGGATAAGCGGCTCACTAGCAATGATATGTATTTCCGCAGCGTTGATGACTGCGTGTACTTTGCCCAGAGACTGCACAAACAAGGCAACAACATCACTGCTTATTGTTTGCCAAAATTGGTAGACGACAAGGTTAGGGTCTACTAATGCTTGCGGAACTTGCGGCGGCCAACGCAGCGTTTGCAGTTATCAAGCAAGCTGTATCCAATGGAAAAGAAATTGCTGCCGCAGGTAATGCTATTGCTGAGTTCGTCGGGGCGAAAGAAAAACTACAGCAAAAAGCACAAAGAAAAGGTGGCGGCTCTGATCTACAAGAGTTTATGGCGCTTGAGCAAATTCGTCAGCAAGAAGAAGAACT